GGTTAAGGCACCAATAGCCGCGAAGTTTTTGAAATCCAAGCCAACGTTCGCGCTTGTCACCATTCCAATTCAGGAAAAATGCAAGGCTGCTTGTAACGTCAATAATCACCCCCGCCCCCTAACAGCGTCTAGCGCAGTGGCAGCTTTAAACGCTGCCTGATCGTGCCCATATATTTTACTAATCCATTCCAAAGCATCCGTAGCTATTGTTAATTTCCGCTCCAGCTCAGCGATATCTGCGTTGGCTGCGGTGAGGTCTTTCCAGTGGCGCACTCTATCGTAGTGTTCTTTCTTGTAGCGTGCGTCTAGCTCCGCATTTCGCTTAGACGACATTGCCAGCGCGTCTTGAAGCTCAGCGATAGCTGCGGCGTGTTCTTGCAATGAAACGTACTCCGTTACCGCAAACATTCCATTGGCTGACGTTTTAACCCTCGGAGGAAACTCAGTGCGCTGGGGTTCTTTGTTATTCATCTGCGCCTTTCTCTACTTGCTCTCTGTTCACTTGCTGCTCCCCCCGCGTTTGTGGGTTTTCTTAGTCATGGCTTTATTTCCGTAACCGTAACGCGGACGCGCTTGCCGATGAGTGGAATAAGATCATCACTACTAAAATCAATAAAAACTACCCCGTGGTCGGCAGCTATTCTGGCATTAAACTCCACACTAAGCGGCTTCTCTTTCTTTCTGAGGCGGCGGCATTGCTTTATATGCGCCGAAAATTGGGCTCCGGCATCTCCTTTGATCCGAAGCCCTTTCTCTCCGTCGAGAGAAATAACGCTTCCGGTGTCTGCTTCGTATCCGGAAGACAGCCAAAAACCATACACCCGCACTCTATCCCCGACCTTGAAGGTGCTCATGCTAAAAACTCCTTCCAATTTTGCGATAAGAATAAAGCACGCTCTGCGCTTCTACGCCGAGTTAGTCCAGGCAGAACTTTCCCGCCGCCTTTATTCCAACGCATAAACTCACCTGCGGCGTCTTTGAAACGCCTGATATTAATCAGCCCTAGCATCGTGGATTTTTCAAAAGCGCCTAAGCCCACGTTGTATGCAAAGCTTACGAGCGCGTCAAATTGATCTTGATTAAGCTCCACGGTAACAAATCGCTCCACTCCGCGCGCCTTCTCTTCAAGCTCGTGCATTAGGTATTCTTCTGCTTGCGCTCTAGTGCAAACATCGCCATCCATAACGGGCTTTCCATTTGGATAACGAATGGTGCCTATACCAATAGTCCAGATCCCAGCGGGGCATTTATACGCATTCGCATAGAAGCCCTCAAAATGCTCCACGATTTCAATGCAAGTTTTGCTTGGTTTCATTTCTCCCCCAATTCACTAATAAAAAACACAATCGCACAGACCACAGAAGCAAATCCCACCATGGATAAACAAATTATGATTACCGTACCGTAGTCTGTGTAGCTACCGAATAGCCAGCCAACTAGAGAATCAAGTAGTAGCGCTAGTGTGTGCATATTAATTAAATAGGTTAGCTTGTGAGAGTTCAGTTGGATTATACGTGCTTGTTATAGTCTTTTCGTTAAGCCCATTCAAGTTATCAACGGCGCATTTATAGTAAGATTCTTTTAGTTCAACACCAATAAACCTCCTGCCCATTTGTATAGCCACATAACCTTCAGATCCAATACCCATGAATGGGGATAAAACTACATCATCTTTAATCGACCATAAACGTAAACACCGCTCAATTAAATCAAGCTGCAATGGCGCTATATGTCTTTCGTCATTGTCTTCTCTGGCTAGTTTCCTATTCAGCGTATTAGATTGCTTAATATCCATCCAGCATGGGCTAGCTAATTGTTGCCATTCCTTAACTGGAAACTCCTCAGCGGTGTGTGCGATAGGTTTAAGATTTATTCCTGGCTTGCGAAATGTAACTACATAATCAGGTATACCTTGGCGGCTCATGGCAGAGTCTTTTTTAAGCTGCTTCCAAAGTAAACCAAGTGCTTTAGTTCTTTGCATCGCAACTACTGGATCTTTCCATACCGTAACTTCTGAGTGATATATGAATCCTGCTTCTTGGAATGCTTTAATAACAGCGCCCCTAAAGTCAACGATACCGATATATCCATGATGCTGTTTAGATGTTGGTAGATTCATTACGTGAAGGCTAACATTTCTACCTGACATCATCACACGGTATAATTCATCTATTAAAAACTTGAAGTGATTCCAGAACTCATCATAACTAGTTGAGTTACCCATATCCCTATCGCTATTGGAGTAAGTATAAAGCGAAGCAAATGGCGGACTAAAGATAGAATAATGAATAGACTCATCTGGGAGGAATGAAACAGCATCAACGCAATCAGCATTATAAATTGCAAAGTCATTTGAGATGTTTTGATTTAATACTTTCATTTTAAGAACTCCGGCAATTCAAAGTTAATGGATGGAATGTAGTCTGTGGTTTCGCGTACTGTTGTTTTTATCTCGCGCTTAGTAAAATCTTTCATGTGGTCTACCATCTGCTGGATCATCTCTTGAGCTTTGCGCTCTTTCTCTTGAATATTTTCACGCACTGCTCCCTCGAGACTAGATGTAATTAGATAGACATTAACTACTTTAGTTTGCCCGAAACGGTAGCATCGTCTGATAGCTTGATATAACTGTTCATATGAATCATTTAGTCCGACAAATACTACATTGTTGCAATGCTGCCAGTTTAACCCAAATCCAGCGATGCTAGGTTTTGTAATTAATCTTTGGATCTCTCCATTTGTAAATTGATTTAAGTAAAGCTCTTTCTTGGAAACTGGGTAAGATCCAACTATCTGAGTTGAGTTATCTATGGCATTTTCTAATTTTTCCGATTCTTCATTTAGATTACACCACACGATAAATGGCCCACTGCCTTTGTTTACAATCTCAGCGGCGGCATTTACGCGTTCATTAATGGATAGCTTTCTAGCTTCGTTTCTACCGGATAGCCCTGTTGTTTCAATTGGCTTATATTCTGACTTAACCAATACCTCAACTATATTTAATCCTGGTAGTTCGTAGCCATCATCTGAAAAACCTAGATCAGATGGCTTCTTAATTGTTACAGCCCATGTAGCTAACCATTGCCAGAATTTACGTTCACCGTGGCCTTTAAGTCTCCATTTGGATGTTTCTCCACTATCGTGAACGAAAAACATTGAAAGCATCTCTGTCATTCGCATCACGCCTAGAAACTCTGATTGATTACCAAGTTCCATGTAGTCGTTTGGGCTAGGTGTGGCTGTTGCAGATAGGCGGTATGGGATATTCTTAGATATCTCAATTATCTTAGTTCTAGTTTTGGAGTCTTTGTGTTTGATGATTGATGATTCATCTAGAACGATACCGTCGAAATATCCTTCTCGGATTGCATCTTCAAAATAATCAAGCATCTCATAATTTGTTATGTAGATTCCTGTGCTACCATCTTTCTCGAAAGATCGCACATATTTTACACTGTAGCCAAGTTTATCGGCTTCTTTAACGGTCTGATCCGCAACACATAGAGGCGCTAAAATCAATACCCTATTGCCAGTTCTTTGGAATACCTGCCAAGCCCATTCAATCTGCATGAATGACTTACCTAGGCCAGTATCAGCGAAGATTGCAGCTTTGCCTTTAAATAAAGCCCATTTAACTATGGCGCGTTGGAATGGGAATAACTTTTCATTTAGTTCTGATTCTTTAACGTCGAATCCTTCTGGTGAGAATCTGAACTTTTTAGCTGATAGAAACTGATCATAATTGCTCATCTTGTAGCCTCAATTTTGTTTTTAGGACTGTAAGTGTTTTGGTGTTGTTACCGTTAGTTAGGCGCACTTCGCAGGTGCCGCCAAATACGTTAAGAACTACGCCACTAAACGAAGTTACTTTGCGGATCTTGTCGTGCTTGTAAGTACTGACTCTTACTATGTCGTAGATAATTTTATCACCGATGTTAAGCATTTGTGAGTACCAGGTAGTTAGATATGGCGATGTAGATCCTCTGTGCTTGCTCTACACTAAAATCATTTATAGTTAGTTGGGCCGTTGGATAGCTGCTGTGCCGTAGATATGGGATAGCTACTCTGTACCGTAGGGAGGGGGAGGCGCGTAGGGTAGCGCCTGTTGCGCGGGCTAGTTGTGTGGCTAGGATCTTTGACCGGGTGCGGAATGCCCCATAATCGCTATAGGCAACGGAACCCGCCTTAAAGCTTATAGCGCACCAAAAATCCCCTGTTATACCCCAGGGTACATTGTTCCGATTAAGTTCGCCTATAAGCGATTCTCGAAAGCCTGGCGGTATGTCTGTAGTTAACTGTAGACCTACTTGCATGGCTTGTCCGGGAAATAGTACCCCGTTAGGGAATAGTTACGCTGTGCGTCTTTTATGGCTGCGTAAGAGATCAGGCCAGCCAACAAAAGTAACGCCAGCAGAAATGCTTTGAGTAAAGTTTCCATAAGAACCACCTTGAGCGTGGGTTTTAGCACTATCACGGGGGGGGTTGTAAATAGTTATTTTTGGTTATGTTTGTGGGTATTTGTGGGTATCTGTACTAGATACTAGAGTTTTTTTATCCGTCATTATTTTTTAACGGATTCCCATTTCTCAATAATCTCATAGAATATAGATATAATAAAGGGAAAAATAAGAAGGGAAAAGGAGGAGAGAATATATATTCCCATGCGAATTTGCGGCAAAGCCAAAAAACAGGCCTTTTCCTTAATGATTTCATAGGTAAATGCTGCCGCAAACTGGGTATGCGGTAGGGGTGCGGCGCCGCATTTTCACGCTAATGCGTAGCACAAACTACCGTTCTTAGCGTCCTTAAACTGAATAACTTGCTCAGCTTCTACTAGGGTAGTCATAATATTTTTGAAGGTTTTTGAGTCAACGTGCGCGCATTTCAGCATGTCCCGGTGGCTGATAAACGGCTTCTTACTTAACGATCTAAGCGCCCATTGCATCTTTTTATCTACTAAACTTTCGCTACCAACGCTTCCTAGGTACCCTTTTGCCCGACTCATGGCTGCAGCTACAACGCCAATCCCATACGCCAGGTCTTCAATACGTACCTCTCTACGGTCACAGCAAACGGCGTTTGTTACCGCTAGGCGCTCCGCTATCTGCACCCTACGGCTAAGGAAAATAGCCCCTGTAATATCGCCGTTATTTTCTAGCTCTCGCTCCTCTGTGTGCAGGGACATGTCTACGTCTTTACGGTAGGCCACGTATCCGGGCCCATAAACCAGAGCTTCCCTACGCGGCTCTACGCTTCCTAGATCAGCCGCAATAGTACCGTCCTGCGATACGGTCTCTAATGAATAGTAAGGAAATATCCTCTCGCACTCTTTAGCGATCGGCTCTAAATCAATATTGTCTAGGTAGTTGGGATTGAACTCTGCGTTGTTGTCAGCAGAGAAATACAGAAACCTACTAAGCAATCCGCTGTCGATCTGGCTCTTATTAGCGTTGCTTACCAGCGTGTCTTCCTGGATATTCCCGTAGATTGTTACCGCTGGCGCAAAGCACGCGCCCTGCCGCCCATCGGTCTTAGTTGTGTGCCCATGCCAGTAGTCGCCGTTGTTTGTGTAGAGTTCGCATAGCAGGCCCTCTAGTTCTTTCTTAAGATCAGAGCCTGCGGCTAGCCCCTTAATGACCGCGCCGAACTCGTCGACCATATCCAACCTAGAGCGCTGCGCCGGTAGCCCCGACACAAAAGAAGCAATACTAGAATAGTTACGCAGGCCGATTAGGTTGTACCGTCCAAGGTTAGACGGGCTAAAGAGCTTAGACGCAATACTAAATCCCGCCCCCTTACCTTGGCCCGAACGCGCGACATTCATAACGTACTGGTGCGTAACGGCTGGCCTGCCCTCGATATGGAAACGGTTTGCCGACATAGCCGAACAGATAGCAATAGCCGCGCCCGTAG